GAAGTCCCGAGCCGGCCACACGTTGATGCCGAGCGTTTTCTTCATGCGAGGCTCCAGACGATTGCCTGACGGCCTGTGCGTGTCGGCATACGTTTGCCTGTGTCTACGACCATGCCTGCGGCTGCGAGCTCGCTGCGACGTGTACGCACGCCCGAAACAGACACAAGCTCTTCCTGGTCGTCAGCGATGCGCACACACAGCTGCTCATCAGTCATCGGGCCATGCGTGTGCAGGGTTTGCAGCACGAGCGCTTGCATCCACGTCAGCGTTTCAAACGTGACGCTTGCAGCGGCTGCGTGCGACGTTTCAGGGTCAGTGTTGCGGGCCCTCGGTGTCGTGTTGCTGTAGATGATTTCGGGCCGGTATTGGTCGCACCAGGCGATGTGTCGGCCTTCGCTGCCGCAGTTGTGGCAGATCATGCTGCACCTGCCTGCCGGTCGAGGGCACGATCGAGACGGAACTGGTCAGCGCTCCAAAGGTGGGTTCCGACGCCGATGCGGGCGGCGCAACGCTTCAGCGAGTCGCTCACTGCGTCCTTCATGCGTGCGCCGTCGTGCGGCCAGTTCTCGGGCCGTTCACAGTCGCCGGCGTCCTGCACCGTCGTCAGGCGGCCGTCGATCTCCACCGACAATTCGCCGATGACGCCGCAAATGTGCCCGGTGTCGGAATCTCGGATCTCGCGCACGATGCGGAAGTCGAACGGGCCGACCACGGCCAGCAGCTTTTCGACCACCACCGAGTGTTTGACGTACGAGCCGAACCCGGTCGGGTTTTTCTGGATCAGTGACTGCGGAAAGGGTTTAGCGAGCTGTGCGAGCTGGTCGGTCATGAGCAGCTCCCAAAGCAAGCGGCCGGGTTGAGGGCGACGTCGGCGAGCATGAGCACGGCCAGGACGCCGGCGGCGATGAACCCGGCGATGGTGAGGGCGTCAAGTAGGCGGCTCACTGGTCGGCCTTCTCGGCGGCGTAGTCGACCAGCAGCAGCATGGGCCGCTCGTCGAACTCAAGGACGGTCACCTCGGGCGGAAGCTCGTCTTGCAGCGTCGGCAGGATGGTGTCGAGAGCTGAGAGGCTGTCGATGCCGTAGTCCTCGAACGCCACCGTGAGGGTGATGCGTGCGTATTTCATTTGTTTCTCCAGTCTGTGCCCGGTTGGGCAGGTGTTATCCAATCAGACTGTGGAGAACTCGTCAAGGATCAGACGATGCGGACGTCACCAACGGTGCCCTCGACGACGTCGACAGTGACGGAACCTGCCCGGCGTGCACCAGGGCCGGCTGTCTCGGCGTACTGCGGGCTGCCCGCATCCTCCGACGGGCATTGAATCCAGGTGCGAGGCCCGAGCCATTCGCACCGGAACGAGTGAAAGTGGCCCGAGATGAGCAGGTCAGCGGCACCGATCGGGCGATGGTTGCCTGCCTGCTTGTCGTGCCATGCCTGAGCTTTACCCTGCCCGCCGACCTGGTGGCCGTGGAACAGGCCGACACGCAGCCCGTCGACTTCGACGCACACCGTCAGGTCATCGCCGGGCACGGCCCATGAAACGTCGTTGTATGCCTCGCTGTGGCTGGCAGCGAAGCGGCAGTCGTCCACGACGGCAATATCGACATTGTCGGAAACGATCGAGTCACGTTTGCCTTGCCGGTTCTCGCCGTGATTGCCAGGCACAGCAGCGACGGTCACGGTTTCGACGAGGGTGCTGGCTTTGTCGATGATCGCCATCGCTGCCTCGCGCACGACGGCGCGTTGTTCTCGGTCGGTCATCTCGACGCTGTAGAGCTGCTGCGCGCCGTAATGGTTCGGGCTGCATGACTCGACCAGGTCGCCACCGAACGCCACGAGGATCTCGCCAGGCTTGCCGGCTTGCCGCCATGACTGCTCGAAGCGTGCCGGGAGCTGGCCGAGGCTGTCCAAAACGTGCTCGATGGTGCCTGCTTTGCCGACCTGCCAGTCCGACGTGGCCCATACCTGCCCGCCTGGGGCCGCTGAGAGCCGCTGTGAGCGTTTGCGGCGTCGCAGCGTCCCGATCAGGTCGTCGAGGTCACCGAACGCTTTAGAACGGCGCACAGCGGTGATGCGGTAATACCAGCACCACTCCCCGCCGGCTTTCTGCTGCCACTTGCGCACCTGCAAGCTGCCAGGCTTGATCGCCCACTCGCCAGCGTCGAGGCGCATCTCGGCCAGGATGGTCGCCTCGTCGGGGTCGATCGCTTCGGTGGTAGCGAGGCCGGTGAACTCGGCGACGCCTGTCTCGTGGTTGATGAGGTGGCCGGGTTCCCAGCCGGGCGGCGGCCGGTCCGGCCCATTTCGGTGGGCAGTGAGGCGCGTAAATTCTTCAGCGGCGGACATGTTCACGCCACCTGACCACCGAGCTGTACCCCATATCGATGCCGACAGCTTCGAGGCTGCGCTGAATCATGGCGATGTTGGGGTGGTCGTCGTTGAGAGCTTCGACGATTGCGGCGAGCAACTCGGGGTCGTTGGCATCGAGCTCGCGTGTGACAGCGTGGAAGTTGGGCCGCCTACTCGGCACCATTGTCTGACGAAACTGGTCTGCCTTCGACACGGTGGTGGTCCTCCAGGTGGTGGTCGAGTCGGTGCGCTACCCGGTCGACTCGGTCCAGCGTCAGTTTTGAGCGTTCGTCGAGCCGGCCGAGCAGTTGCCGGCTTTCGCCGTGTTGTGCTGTGTTTTCGGCGCGCAGGTTGCGAAGTTGCAGCAACGAGGCGAGGGCGATGCCGCCGAGAGAGAACGCGCCGGTGATGAGAGCGACCCAAACCTGCATGTCGGCATGTTAGGCGATGACGTCGTAAAGGTCGGGCACGACGTGCTCGGCAAAATCGGCTCGGATGATCGGGCCGTCGAACGTGGCAAGCCAGTTCTCGGGGTTCTTGATCGGGCGGGCTTTGCCGTTCGAGCAGGCCCAAACCTTGCCGTTCGTGGTCGAAACAACGGTGTGCAGCATGTCTTTGTGGTCCTCAAGGTCTGTGATCGTGTTTGTTTGTTGAAGGCCGGCGAGAGCTTCGGCCGGGCATTCGGTGTAGGAAAGTGCGCCGTGAGCGACAACGCTGCGCCAGTGGCCCAGATGGTTTTCGTTGGACAGCTGGCGGGTGAGCCAGTCGAACGAGCGGCGCTGCGCCGGCGTGACAGCGTCACGGCCTTCTCGGTAGTCGCCGATCAGCGCAACGCTGAGCGTGTTGCCGTTCGACAGTTTGACGTCGGGCCGGGTTGCTCGGTTGGCGGCGTTGCGGAACTTGACGCCGCGACCTTCGAGGATGGTGCCGTCAGGGTGCAGCAGGTACGAGTAGGGCAGCGACGAGAAACGGGCGGTCCAGCGGCGGTCCCAGATGACGTTTTCGACACGTTGGGCGTCTTGGGCTGGGAACCTTGAGGTGGCGGTGACGGTGTGGTGAACGACGACAGCGGCGGCCGGGCCGGGTTGGCGCACGCTGGTCGGCCACCAGCGGCCACGCTTCGACCATTCCTCGAACCGAACGAGCGGTGCGGGAGGCCGGCCACCCAGGCGGGTCATTGTCCTGTTCTGGTCGGCGGTTCCAGCAGCAACGCAATGACGGTCGCTGAGAACGCCGTGACGGCTGCGACTTGTTCGGCTGACCAGTTCACGCCGAACGCTGTGATGAGCGCCACGGCAGCGACGATGACGGCCTGGAGCCGGCCAGGATGAGCTCGCAGCCGGTCCATCATGGTGCCTCGGGTGGTGTCCAGGTCGGGCCGGGCGTCCAGTTGGCGGGCGCGTCTCTGAGCTGTTGGCGGTAGGTGGCCCAGGCTGCTGCGTTGCCGGTTGGGTCGTCGGCGGCCTGTGTCCAGTCGCTGCCGGCGAGCAGGGCGTCACGGTGTAGGCGCATGCGTTCGAGCCACCACTCGTTTGGGACTTCGTCGGGGTCGAGGTCGCTTGTCAAGTCAAACATGGGTCAGCTTCCTACTCGGTAAACGCCGGTCCACACAATGCGGTCGCCGGTAGCCCAAGTGAACGGTGCGGTTGAGCTGAGCGCAGCGAGGGAGTTGCTGGCTGGCGTGGTTGCGTCTTGTTTTGCGTATTGCAGCAAGACGCCGCCACCGAACACGCGTTTTGCTGCTCCAATGACGAATTGGACAGCGGAAACGTTGACAAACTGACAGGTGATTGACACAGCGTGCTCATAGGTGTCTGAAGCTGTGACAGGGTCGTCGACTTGAACATCGCCAGTGATCGCTGACGTGCTGCCCAGAATGAACTGACCTTGCACCACCACAAAATCGTTGACGCGCTGATAAGTGCCCGAGAGCGTGCCATTGCCGACCGTTACACCGCTTGAAAACGTCGGCGTCCAGTCTGTTTCAGACTCGCCGATAGAGTTGAGCTGACTGGCTTGGAGAGTAGCCCCTGCCACGAAGGGAAACGGGTTGGTCACGGTGTCATCCTAGTTTGTTGGTGTCGAGCACGCCGCGTTCCGTGTCATCAAGGATGAAGGCGAGGTACACGGATTGCGGGCGTAGCCGGAGCGTGACGGTGGTGTCGGCGGGTGTGGCGTCGATGGTGCGGCCGACGGTGACGACCTCGTCGGTGCGGGAGCTGCCGCCGGTCGGCGTGTAGGTGACGCTGGCGGTGTTCCACCAGCCGTCGGTGACGTCGAGCAGGGCACGCCACTTCGCGACGTCGGCGTTGCGGGATTGCACCATGCTGTCGCTGACCTGCAACGCCGCCGCTGTCATGTCGAACGTTTCGTCGTATGAGTACCGGTTGACCCACAGCTGCGCCGTTCTGAGCGCCTGGGCGTCATCGACCGACGACGTTTGGTAGGTGCGGTTGCGGGTTCCGTAGCGTTCCTGCGAAGCGGTGTCGCTGTACGTTTGGGCGGTGCCGCCGTTGAGCGCTGTGATGTTCGCAGCGTTCGTGATGAGGTCGACGTGGAAGTCACGCACCAGCGACCGGAAAGGCAGCTGCCCGGTCGGCATCGGGTCGTTCTCGGTGAACACGAACACGTCGCCGGTGGCGTACACGCCGGCCCGTGCCAGGCCGTCGACGGTAAAGCCGGTCCATGCGTCCTGAACAAAGTAGGTGCCGTCAGTGTCAAGGATTGTCGGGAACGCCACGGTCTGTTCGTTTGGCATCACCGAGTTGTTGATGACGTCGCCAAGGTTGTAGGTCGCCGAGGGCAGATCATGTGGCACGTCAGCAGCAGTGTCGTTGAGCTCATGCCAATAGGTGTTCATCGATGAGAGCCCAAGCGTCGGCACTTTGACTGTGCTTCCGAGGAACGTCGGGTTCGTCATGTGATACAGCTGATACGCCGTATTGATGCCGACAAGCGAAAACGTCCGTGCTTCTTGCCGGCCAACGACCTGGAACACGTCGAGAGCGGTGAGGGTGACGGCGCTGTTGCCGTTGCCGTCGTCGGTCATCGCAAAGTCAGTGATCACGCCGTGAAACACGGACACGCTGACGCTGTCGACGGTGGCCTCGAGGAACAGGCCCGAGGTGAGCCAGTCGACGTTGGCGTAGGTGCCTGAGCCGCCGGGCGTGAGCTCGCCGTCGGAGTTGTCGAGGGTGACGGTGGCCCGGCCGGTGCCGAGCTGGCCGGGGTCGCATTGCTGGTCGATGCTGAGGCCGAGGGTGCGGGAGGCGTGGTCGGTCAACGACAGCGACGCGCCGCTGTATTTGCCGACGTTGACGGCCCACGTCGTGTTCTGGGCCATCAGTACCGGGCCGTTCCGACCGGGACCGGGATCGCTCCACGCCGGCGGACGTAGTCTTGGAGGGCTCGCACGACGTCGTCGCCGTTGCTGCCGGCTGGCATGTTGACGGTGACGTTGATGTCGCCGCCGCCGGCCATACCGCCGAGTCGGTTGTTGTTCATGATCGTGCCCGAGCCGGACGGCACGAAGAGCTCGGGGCCGGACTCGCCGACGATGTACGGGGCGCTGCCGATGCTGACCGGGCCGCCGGCTGCACGGCCGAAGATGAAGTCAGCAGCTGCGCCGAAGATGCCGCCGCCAGGCAGCAGCGAGCTCACAGCGTCGATCAGTGCGCCAGGCGCTGCCTTGATGCCTCGCACGATTGCGTCGATCAGGTCTTCGCCGAGATCCCTTGCTGTTCTGCGGATGAAGCTGCCGAGATCCCACAGCAGGCCGCCGAGGGCGATAAGCACGTCAGGAGCGACGTCAATGATCCAGTCGACAAGGGCACGCCCCCAGCTTGCGATGTTGCCAGCGAGTAGCGGCAGGCCGACCATCGTGATCCAGGTGCCGATCCGCACAAGGAGGTTGCCGAGCTCGCGAAGCAGCGGCGGGATCAGCGGCCCGACCCACTCAAGGAACGCAGCAGCCCATTCGCCGAGCTTCGTCACGATCATGTTCAGGCCGGGACCAATGAACCATTCAGCGAACCGTACGATGAGCTCGCCGAGCGTGCTGATGAAGGGCGGGATGAGCGGGCCGATCCAGTCAATGAACGCTTGTGCCCATTGGCCGAGCTTGTCGATGATGACGGGCAGGGCGTCGTCGATGAACCAGCTGCCGAACCTGAGCAGCAGGTTGCCGAGGGCGGCCAGGAACGGCGGCCCGACCTGCCTGATCCAGTCCACGAACCCTCGTGCCCACACGCCGAGCTGCATGCGGATCATCGGCCACGCGTCTTTGATGCGTTGCGACACGTTCGAGATGACGCCGCCCAGGCCGTCTTCCTCAAACACTTCGATGAGCTCGACGACGATGTCGGCGGCTTTGGCGAACAGCGGCAGCAGTTTGCGGGCGAGGCGCTCCTGAAGCTCGCCGAACGCCGCCTTGAGCCGGTTTTGTGCTGCGGTGAGTTTGTTGCCGCCGGCAGCGTATGCCTCCTGCGCATCGGTCGACTTCTCAAGGATCAGCGCCTGCGTCGCTAGCGCTTTGTCCTGTTCGGTGATGGCGTCGCGGCCTTCTTGCTGTGCGATCAGCAGGGCACGCTGGTCGACCTCGGCCTGATTGATCGAGATACCGAGCGATTTGAGCGAGTCACGTTCGCCGAGTAGCGCCTTCGACAGAATCTCGGCTGTTTCCTCGACGCCACGCTGCCCGCCGGACCATTCCGACAACGCACCGGCTAGGCCGATGATCTCGGTTGACATGCTGGCGGCTTCGTCGGCCGTGAACCCCATCGGCTTGAGCAGGTCGCCGGCGTTAGCAGCGAGGCCAGCCGCCTGCGTCGAGGTGAGGCCCATGCGCGCAGCGACCTCGTCGGCCCAGCCCGTAACCGTGTCCAGCGAGCTGCCGGAGAACACAGTGCCGATCTTCTGGTCGAGGGCGGTCAGTTCCTCGCCGACGTCAAACAGCTGTTTGCCGATGACGATGGAAAGGCCGCCAGCGGCACCGGCCATGACACCGAAGCCTTTGATGACGTTTGTTGAAACGGTGCCGACTTTGCTGCCGAACCTGCTGAGCTTGTCGCCTGCCTCACCGACAGCACGCTTGAACTGCTTGGCGTCGCCGAGAATCGCGACGTTGATGACGCTTGAGCCTGCTGCCATGTCGCAATCCTAGAACGTGCGCTTGATGATCGCCCGCACCTGGTCGTTGTACCGGTCGACCACCTGCTGGCGGCGATCATCGAGGGCTTCATACAGGAACGGCTGCGGCCTGATACGGCCACGAGTGCGGCTGCCAGGATCGCCGAAATGGATACGGCCGGCGTAGGGCACCGAGGTCGGGCCGCTCTTTCGGTTGTTGCCTGCCCGAACACGCGCAGCGGTCTTGGTGCCGGAGCCTCGCACCGAGTTGCGCAGCCGGCCGCTACGCACCGGCGTTTTCGTCTTCGCCGTGCCGGCGACATCGTCTGCGAGCTCTTTGTGCAGGTCTTTCAGGTCGGTCATGTCGTCGCCGACTTCACGGAACTTGCGCCGCAGCTCCCTGCCGCCCTCGACTCGGACTGCGGGTTTTGCCATCGTCAGCGCCTCCGTGCTGCTTTCTCTTGCGCCTGCTGACGCTCTTTCAGTATCGCCTGCAACGCACGAATGACGGCCGGGGAAGCGTTCTCAAGCTCGCTGATCGGTTGCCCGGTCGCGAGTGCCAACGAAGCTATGCCGTAGGCGGTTCCCCTTCGGCTAAAGGGGTGTCGTTGTCGCTGTCGAACTCGATGTCCACCAGCGTGTCTCGGAACTTTTCCCAGGTCGGCACCACGAGCCCGGCGTGCCGGCGTGATTCCCACGCCAGCCACGCCACATGCTCGATTTTCGTTTGCTGCAACGCCTCGATGGCGCTTGGCAGGTTGAAGTACCGCTCCAGCTGGAGCAGCGTGCCCATCGTGGGTTTGCTTGTGACTGGCTCCGTCTCGTCGGCCAGTCGGGTTGAGATGGAGAGGTCAAGCATGTCAGCTGGTGGTCACCGTGACTGCGCCGGACAGCGGCCAGGTCACCGAGACGGTGGCGAGGTCGGACACGCTGCCGTCGATGATGGGCAGCTCAACGACCAGAGCGCTTGCTGAGTGCTTCGGGTTGTCAGCTGCGACTGCGGCGCTGGTCGGGGTCATCTCGACGGTGGTCGTGGTGCCGAGCAGCGGGTACAGGGTGGCGTACACCGACGACGCAGCGAAGTCCTGGTGGAACTCGATCGACACGCTGCCGTCCTTGAGTCCACCGATGCGGGTGCGGTTGCTGTCACCCATCGCTGTCGTCTCAAGCTCGTCAGCGGTTTCGGTCCAAGTCACACTCGCGATGTGATCGGTCAAATCGACGGAATTTACGGTCACGGTGACCGAGTTGGAAAGAAAAACGGCCATCAGTCGGCCTCACTTTCTGGGTTGGCCTTTCGGCTGTTTTTCGGTTTCGCTTCAGCCAGGTGGCCTGCGGCGATCAATGCGGGCACGTTCGCGCCCTCGAGGTCGTCGTCGGTCACGGTGTCGCCGTGCTCATGGCCGACGAGCTTGTGTGACGTGACGGTGTAGCTGGTCATCTCGAATACGCCTCCACGAGGAAGCGAGCCCCTATGAACTCGCTGTCCCCGTAGGCTACCACGCCGTAGTCGACGGCTTGGCGAACCTGGCAGGTAGTGGCTGCGCCGCCGAGGGTCGGGTCGGCCTCGACAGCTGCCGGCACGCTGTTCGGGCCGCTGATGAGGTCGTCGAGGGCGTCCTGGGCAAATTCCTCGGTCATGGATTGCACGGCGCACACCAGCTCGAAGTTGAACACGGTGAGCGAGCCGCCGCTGCCGATCATGCTGTCGTGGTAGGTGGCGACGGGCCGGCCAGGAACGACCACGGCCGCCGGCGCAACGATGCGGTTCGGGACGGTGGCGTGCACGGTCAAGAACGTCGGCACAGTCTCAAGCTGTGCGGCGAGGCCGTCACGAATGGCGGTGTAGTCGGCCATCAGGCGGTCGCGAGCCGCTTGTATTGCTGGAGCAGGGCGGCGACGTCGGGGTCCTGGCGGCTGATGCGGGCGATGCCGTAGTCTGCGAAGCCGGTCATGATGCCGAGCGGGGATGCTTTGCGCTGGTACAGGCGTGCGGCGAGGATGAGGGCGGCCTGCTGCACTGCGTACGGGACGGCTGCGGCGTTCTGATCGCCGTAGGCGGCTGTGACCTCGACGGCTGGCCGGCCAGAGAAGTACCGGGGCCAGTCGCCGGACACGTTGAGCAGCGACGTGAACGGCGGTTCGTTGAACGGCTGCACCACAAAGTCGGTCGTGATGGTCAGCGTCGTGTCGTAGGAGCCGTCGTTGTTTGTGTCTGTCTTGACTACGAGCCCGGTGAGGGTGTGGAACTGGTCGACGAGCAACACCTGCGGATCTTCGGCACGGTACACACGAGCCTCGGTGACCGTCTCAAACGTCGTGTTGGTGTAGCCGTCGACCAGGTCCTGGGCGGCGTTGATCGCTGCGGTTAGCGGCGTGTCTTCGGACGTGGTGCCGCTCGGGATGCCGAGGTAGTCCTTGAGCACGCTGAGCGACGTGTACGCCATCGTTACGCCTTCTTAGCCTTCTTGGTGGCCTTGGTGGCCGGAGCCGGTGCGGGAGCCTTGACGGGCTTCTCAACACGGCTGGGGGCCTGCTTTTCCCAGAGCTTGTCAGACATGCTGAACCTTTCGAGGGTAGGGGTGTCGGCCGGGCCGGGACTGGTACCGACCCGGCCGACGATGTGGGGGACCTATCAGAAGGTCGGGGCCACGAGGCCGGTGCCGCTGATCTTCGAGATCGAGGCGGGGTACCGGCCGGGGATGAAGGTCGCGTACTGGTACGCAACCATCGTGACCGTCAGGTTGAGGCCTGCGGTCTGGTCCATGCGGACGAGGGCCGGCGCACCGGCGTCCTCGAACAGCAGCATGTCGGCACGGCGGACGATGTAGACCTCGTCCTCGTTGGTGCCGGTGCCGCCGTTGGTGATGATGTTCGCATCGGTCACGACGGGAAGGCCAGCGATCGACGCACCGGTGTTGCCGTAGCCGGCGACCGGTCCGACGCCCATGGCGTTCTGCGGGACGTTCTGCGAGGGCACCACCAGCGGGCGGTTGCTGGAGTCGACGCCGGCCTGCATGAAGGCGAGGCGGCGGGGGTGCATGACGATGAGGTCGGCACCGGCGTACCGGTTGCTGTTGACCTGCTGGATGCCGTCGACAATCTTGCTGTAGAGCTCGGCAGCGGTCGGCGACGCGTCGGTGTAGGTGACGTCGTTGATGCCGGAGACGTTGCTGAGGCCCAGGAGCTGACCGGACGAGCCGGAGCCGTTGAGCAGCTGGTTGTCGAGGGTGGTCGCCATCGCGCCGAGCATGTCGGCCGCCACGAGGGCGTCGACGCCGGTGCCACGCTCGACGGCCTGACGGCTGAGCTGCTGGCCGGCGGCGATGGTGCGCACGTCGGCGGTGAGCAGCGTGTCGTCGATGTCCGTTTCCGAAACAGCGTCGTTCTCGGCGGCCTGCACGGCAGCGCTGGAGCCGGTGGTCACACGCGAGATGTTCACGGTGAGGCCGTCGGCCGGGAGCGGCAGCGAGGTGCACTGGTCAGCGAACGGCCGGCCCGCACGGGCGAGCTCGGCGGCGAGCTGCGTCAGGTACTGCGGCACGACGAGGCCGGCGTAGTTCGCCGAGCTGCCGTCACGGTGCTCGACATCCATCTCGTCACGGTGACGAGCGAGGCGGGCCTGGGCGTCGGTGTCGCCGTAGGTCTGCGCGTGGTACATGTCCGAGAAGAAGCTGTGGTTGCTGCGCTCGGAGTAGGTGATGGGCTCGCTGTGGACCTGGACAACGCCGGCGGCCGAACGGGCCTCGGGTTCATCGGTCGCAGCGACCTCGGCACGAAGCTTCGCCGCTTCGAGGTTCGCAACCTGCACGGCACGCAGCTCGGTGATGCGCTCGTCGAGGGCATCGGCTCGGGCCTTGAGGTCGGAGAGGTTCTTGTCTTCAACTTCAGTGAGGTCGCGAGACTCGTCAGCAGCCCTGGTGAGCAGGCCGTCTACTGTCTCGCTGAGTTCTGCTCGTTCTTCGACGAGCTGGTCAAGCAAACGCACGGTTGCGCCTTTCTTGGTTGGGGTGGAGTGTCGGGTGCTGGCCGGGTGCCCGTAGCTGGCGGGCGGCGCTTCCAGCGGCGCAACGTGGGTTTCGGGTGAATCTATCAGATCAGTCGGTCTGGTAAAGGATGCTGACGGTT